CTGGGCCGATACCGCCTACGTGGCCGATGAAGAGGACGGGCTGCGACCGCCGTCACTCGACACCATCAAAGCCCAGGCACGAGCCCGCGTGGCTGCCCGCCGTTACCAGGAGCAGGGGCGAGGTGTCGCGGTCGGTGGTATGCGGTTCCACACCGACCAGGAAGCCCGAGCCAACCTGACCGGTGCCGTGGTCCTGGCACGCGAGGTCGAGGCCCGTAACGGACCGGGTTCTTATGCCGCGAAGTGGAAGACCCTCGACGGCTTCACGGATCTCGATCTGCCGGGACTCGTCACTGTCGGCCTGCAAGCCGGGGCGTTCGTCCAGGCCTGCTACGACCGTGAGGACGCGATCGGCCTCCTGCTCGACGCAGCCGCCGACTGGACCTCCGTCGTCGCCGTTTACGACGCCGAGATCGATACCGGATGGCCGTCCAGCACCGCGTAGCCGGCGCTCCGTCTTTGAAGTCGTCCCGACCCCGCCCGCCGGCGGGGTCTTTTGTTTTTAGGGAGGCATAGCCGCATGCCCGAGCAGTTCCTGCACGGCGTCGAGGTCGTCGAGATCGACACCGGCCCGCGGCCGATCCGCACCGTCAAGTCCTCGGTGATCGGTCTGGTCGGCACGGCACCCGACGCCGATCCCACGGCCTTCCCGCTCGATACCCCGGTCCTCGTCGCCGGGTCGCTTGCCGCCCTTGCCAGCCTCGACACCACCGGCGACTTCGCCGGCACCCTGCCAGCCGCCCTCGACGGCATCTTCGACCAGGCCGGCGCCATGGTCGTGGTGGTACGCGTCGCTGAAGGCGCCGATGACGCCGAGACCGAGGCCAACGTCATCGGCGGTGTGGCCCCTGGAACCGGCGCCTATACCGGGGTCCACGCGCTGATGGGCGCTCAGGCCAGCCTTGGTGTCACGCCCCGCATCCTGATCGCCCCGGGGTTCACACACCGCCAGGCGGCCGGTCCCGAAGGCCCGCTTGCCAATGCGGTCGTCGCCGAACTGCTCGGCATCGCCGAACGTCTCAGAGCCGTGATCATCGCCGACGGGCCGAACACGTCGGATGCTGACGCCGTCGCTTTCCGCGGCGACTGGGGCAGTGCCCGCGTCTACGTCGTCGATCCCTGGGTGCTGGTGTCGCGTAACGGCGCCATTGTGTCTGAGCCGGCAAGCGCCCGCGTCGCCGGTATGATCGCCCGCATCGACAACGACCGCGGCTTCTGGTGGTCGCCCTCGAACCAGGAGATGTTCGGCATCGTCGGCACCTCCAGGCCGGTCGACTTCGCGCTCGGCGACCCGAACAGCCGGGCCAATCACCTGAACGAGAACGAGGTCGCGACCATCATCCGAGAGGACGGCTTCCGGCTCTGGGGCAACCGTACCTGTTCGGCTGATCCGAAGTTCGCCTTCCTCTCCGTGCGCCGCACCGCCGATCTCATCAACGACAGCCTGCTCCGCGCCCATCTCTGGGCCGTCGACCGCAACATCACCCGCACCTACCTCGAGGACGTGAGCGAGGGCGTGAACGCCTATCTGCGCTCACTGAAGGCTCAGGGCGCCATTCTCGGCGGGCGCTGCTGGCCCGATCCCGACCTGAACAGCCCGGCCAACCTCGGCCAGGGCAAGGTTTACTTCAACCTCGACTTCACCCCGCCATACCCGGCCGAGCACGTCACCTTCCGCTCGCACCTGGTGAACGACTACCTCGTGGAGATCCTCTGATGGCGATCCAGCTGCCGCGCGTGCTGAAGAACCTGAACCTGTTCGTCGACGGTCGCGGTTATGCCGGCCGCGTCGACGAGATCACGCTCCCGAAGCTGACTGTGAAGACCGAGGAACACCATGCCGGCGGCATGGACGCGCCGGTCCGTCTGGACATGGGAATGGAGGCGCTCGAAGCCACCCTGATGCTGGCCGAGTTGGACGAGAGCGTGTTCGCGACCTTCGGCCTGCTGGGGCGCGATGCCATCCCGGTCACCGTGCGCGGCGCCATCCAGGCCCAGGGCGGCGAGGCCCAGGCGGTCGTCGTCAACCTCCGCGGCGGCTGGCAGGAACTGGATCCCGGCACATGGAAGGTCGGCGACCGCAACGGGCTGACCGTCAAGATGGCCTGCTCCTACTACAAGCTCGCCATCGCCGACCGCGACCTCGTCGAGATCGACATCCCCAACCTCGTCCGCCTGATCGACGGCAAGGACCAACTCGAAGGCCAGCGCACCGCGCTCGGTCTCTGATCGCTATTGCCGCAACCGACCTGACATTGATCGCGAGGATCCCATGACCACGACCGCCATCGCCCCCGACGCCTCGGTGACCATCGATCTGCTGGTCCCCGTCAGCGTCCAGGGCCGCACGCTTGCCAGTGTCACGCTGCGCCGCCCCAAGGTCGGCGACCTTCGCCGCATGGACAAGGTCAAGGGTTCGGAGATGGAGCGCACGCTCTACCTGATCGGCCAGCTGGCCGAACTCGCGCCCGCTGAGGTCGACGAGCTGGACGCTGCCGACCTCGCCACGCTCGGAGACGTGGTCGCGGGTTTTACCGCGCGATAGGGGTCGGACCTTCTGCCGTGCGAGCGGCGATGGCGGATGTCGCCCTGGTGTTCCACTGGTCGCCCGAGGTGATGGACGCCATGGACACCGATGAACTGCTCGACTGGCGCCGGCTTGCCGCCGAGCGATCGGGAGGACGGTGATGGCGAAAGCGAACACGCAAGTCTCCGTCACCATCGCCGCGGTCGACGCGCTGACCGCACCCGTGCGCCGCATGAACCAGGCGGTCGGCGGCATGCTGCAGCCGATCGCGGCCCTCCAGGCGGCCGTCGGCCGGCTCGGCCGCGAGGTCGGGTTGGAGCGTCTCGGGCGCTCGATCCAGAAGCTCGGCGACCGACTCGCTGGTGTCGGTGCGGCGGCCGGCACCAGCCTTGCTCGGGTCGGCGTGCTGGCCGGCGGCGCGGCAGCGGCCATCACCGGGCTCGTCCTTGGCACGGCCAACCAGGGCGACGAGATGGTGAAGAACGCCCAAAGGGCCGGCGTCGGCATCGAGCCGTTCCAACGTCTGGCCTACGCCGCCGCCATGAGCGGTGCCGAGGCGACCGAACTGGTCGGTGCGCTCCAGAAGCTCTCCAACACCGCAGCACAAGCTGCTGACGGCGGTCGCGAGCAGGCCGAGGCCTTCGGGCTGCTGGGGGTATCCATCTACGATGCCGCCGGCGCCATCCGGCCGACCGAGGCGATCTTCTCGGATGTCGCCGAAGCGCTTTCGCGGATGCCCGAGGGTGCGGAGAAGACCGCGCTCGCCATCGCCGTGTTCGGGCGCAGTGGTGCGAACCTGATGCCGCTGCTGAACAGCGGGCGTGACGGATTGGCCGAGATGGGTACTGAGGCCGAGCGGCTCGGCCTGATCATGTCGGAGACCGCCGCCAAGCAGGGCGAGGCGTTCAACGACAACCTGGAGCGCCTGCATCGTCAGGTCACCGCCGTCGGCCGCTCGATCGGCGAGCAGCTGGTGCCGGTCGCCGACGACCTGGTGAACACGCTGCGCGCCTGGGTCGCCGAGAACCGACAGCTCGTGCTCGACACGGTGACCGGCTGGATCGATCGGTTGAAGTCAGTCATCACCGCACTGCTCGATCCGGCGAGCAGTCTGCGCCAGGAACTGGCATCCCTCTGGGCCCGTGTCCAGGCGGGTATCGAGGCGGTCAAGCCGCTGGTCGATCTGCTCGGCGGGCCGGCGATGGTCGCCGTCGGCGGACTGGCCGCGTGGGTCGCCGGGCCACTTGTCTTGGCCTTCGCGATGCTGGTCCCGGCGGTCCTCCAGGTCGCTGCCGCCCTTGTGCCGGTGATCGCAAGCACCGGGCTCTTGGCGGCGAAGTTCGTCGCCGGCTTGGTCCCTGCCATCGCCACCGCTGTTCCAGCGATCTGGGGCATGACGGCCGCACTTCTGGCCAGCCCGATCACCTGGATCGTCGCCGGCATCGCCGCCGTGGCTGGAGCGATCTACCTCATCGTCCGGCACTGGGAGCCGATAAGGGCCTGGCTGCTGTCCTTCTGGGAACCGATCCGCACCGCCTTCGATCAGGGCTTCGTCCAGGGGGTAGTGTCGGTTCTCTCTGCGTTCAGTCCGGTGACACTCGTGGCCGATGCCGTCCGCGCGCTGGTCGAGTGGCTGTCCGGCGTCGATCTGTTTGCGCTCGGGTCGGAATGGGCCGGGCGTCTCTGGGATGGTCTCCGCGACCGCTGGACCGCCATGCAGGCATGGCTCCGAGACGCCGTCGCGGGGCTCACCGAGTGGATGCCGGAGTGGGTGAAGACGCAGCTCGGGATCGATCTCGCGACGAACGTTGCGGCAGTTCCGTCGCCGGCCGCGACGGCAAGCGGACTGTCTGGTACCGCGTCCGGCAGTGCAGCATCGTCCC